TTCATTGCGAATTCCAGTATTATAATCAGTGATTACGGTACGGTGCTACCGGTAATTGAAGATGGCAGGTATGTGCATGATAATACAGCAACGCGATATTTAGTGAATGGATATTTAAAGCGCAGCCAATCAAGTGGAACGGACAGTGGTGAGGATACGGATATTACAACGAATGACACGGCTGGCGGCAATGTTACCAGTTATTTATATCGAGGATATTTACTAGGGTACAGTGTAGTGGGATCAACGTTCCAGCATGGCCTAGATAATGAGGACAGTTTAACGTATCAGTCATTGGGTATTACGGTACCTGATTTTATCAGTAATTGCGGTAAGCAGCGTATCAGTTTACGATTTGGTGATTATTTAATGGATGGATATGTCCTCAGTATTGGCGGGACGTATGGTTCCAGGGGAATTGATGAGATCATATATTCAGAGATCAGTGGTGTACCAATTGTTCTCAGGGGATCAAGTGTGAATGGGTAATTCGAGTGAGTTCGGATTAAATTTACCGAATGAATTAACAAAATATGAAATCCAGGGCACTGCCAGGATTGGATTTTCAGCAAACATAAAATCAACCAGTAATATATCGGGAATTGGTTCAAGCATCAGCAGAAAACTACGCAATGTGGATGCGGAATTTACGGTAATATTAGATCAAATATTACGAGAAGCTATCAGTTCAAGCACCTGGCAACTCAGGAATGGTGGTAGTGGGGATATAATTGACAGTGGAGCGCTGTTAGCATCACAAAGTGTTACCAATACGGGTAGTGGTTTAAACATCAATTATGATGTACCGTATGCGGCATTAATTCATTATGGCGGGTATATTGTACCATATGGCAATAAGAATGCGCAGCGTGTTTATATTCCAGCGAGGCCATGGGTTAGCACGGTTTTAGGTTCACAATTCAATGGATATGACATGTACCAGATATATCGGAATTTGGTTACAGCGGTAATAAAGAATTTATAATTGGAACATTAATATGCTGTCTAATTTTGGGCAAATATATGATCAAGTTACCGTTTGTAATCGAACCACGACGCAAGCCAATTTTGGAGCGTATTGGCAGTGATGAATCGGGTTATATTGAAATTGAGCGTCGAGGTTATTTAACGAGCGGGGAGAAAGCATTTGTACAGCAGGCAGTTTCCAGTGACGAGGGAACATTACGAATCATTGGATTATCACGTAAGGTAGCCACCAGTCAATCAATTACATTAGAGGAAGCATACCGCAGTGTTATTGGGGTATTAGGTGGATCAGCATCAGATGATCCAAAATTAAAAGCAATTGAGGATGAATATTTTGAAGAATTCAATGATGTATTAAATGTTTTGGCATTAATGCAATCAAAGGAGGAATTGATTACTGCTGTTTGCATGTTACGTTATCGAGTGGATCCGGATATTGATATATCCTCAGTATTGGATTTACATCCGGACATTGTAAGTGGCCTAGGTCGGCTGTACAAGGATGAGGAATCGAAATCAGTTGAACGATTGATCCTAGCAGAAGAAGCAAGTAAACAAGAGGAAACGGAAGATGCAGCAGATGAATCTGCGGTGGATGATCAAATTGATCTTGACAAGATGGAAAAAAAGCAAGGTCGCCGAACTCGAGGGAGTATGTAATACCATTTGATGAATATTATTGGTATTTAAAGAAACAATATCCCGGTGATTTGGAATTTACGCATTCCAATTACTGGGAGTTACCTTATTGTTATATTATAGATGCGGTAAGTCATGCCAGATTACAGCGTCAGAAGGAGCTACATGAAAATGAAGTGCCGATGTCACTGTTGGCATATCAGCAAGCGGAGATGAACAGGGACCGCAAGAAGACGAAGAAACCATATCAAATAGATGATTTTTATTGTTATGCACCGAGTGATCTCAGGGATTCGGTGGATGCAATATATGGTAGTGCTGCACTGGAATTGATTAAGATGGGATCATTCCCAAGGTGGGGATTGTATATGTATAAGGAGTTAACAGAAAATGCGGATAAAACAAAAGCACCCCAGATATTGTGTTACCAATGTGAAACGGCCATACTGCTAGCGCCCAAAATAATGGACAATATATGTAAAGGAATGTTAATAGCGCAAGAGAGTGCTTCCAACCGTATGCTGGAGTTAACAGCGCCAAATGGTGATCTGATACGCCTCAGAATGCCAGAAATCAATGGCAAAGTTGCCGCTCTGGAAAATTGTTACTTGGATATTGTATAAATTCGTCCTCATTCAATACATCACCTGTTTTTAACCAGTGATCAATGCGTTGCTCTTTAGCTGGGCTGTAAAATGATTGACGACGAAACCATGTACGCCAATCTTCTGAACCCTTGGAGGCGTTACATGAGCGATCAGCGGGCACAATATTAGCAGTCAGGTCCTCACCACCGCGACATTTTGCCTTTACATGATCTAATGTTAAGCTGTTGTCATCAATTGGTGGTTGACCGCAATAAGCGCAACAGTTATTCCAGCTATCTTTGATTGATTGTCTCCACAAACGTTTAGCTTCTTTTACTGTCAATGCTTCCATGTTATACAAATAATCGGAGATACATTGATGCATCACGCAGTTCTCCTGTGTTGAATAGCACAGAAGCCCTGTCGTTTAGATTTCAGCACTGACTTGTTACGACATTAACTGATCAATCGCTGTTCCAGTACTGTTGGCGAATTCAAAGCTTGCCATAAATCAGTATATGCGATTGTCAATATATTTTTCCGGAAATGCTGACAATTTAAGTCGTTATTCAGGAAGAATAAGGTGATTATTTGTTAAATTTAGTTGTGCCGCAAACCAGGGTAACATCAGCGCTAGACATATATAATACCCTGGCTGACGACAGTACATTTATGTCGTATGTGGGTGATTATACGTTTAAAGGTGGCAGTACATCAACAGCTCTCAGTATTATTACACCTGGCAAGGCGTTACCAAATCTGGGTGATGTGCAGGGACTTGAGGTTATTATTCATGATGCGGGTCGTGCTGGACGCATTGATTATTTAACAAATCCAAGTGATGCACTGATTACTTATCAGGTTTACTTATTATTGTGGGAACCAGCCAATGGTGACACATTGAATAATGCATCAACCAGAATAATCGAGGCCTTTAGTGGTACAAATGTACTACAAATCGTCCCTATCAAAGAAAACAAAAACATTTTAGTACAAAGTTTAGCTGAAATACCGAATAATGCAGCAATTATGATCTGAAGATGGGTAAACTAATGACTGTTTTGTGATATTTATATTTGGAATCCTAGTTTAGGCAGGTAGGTACCTGCTACAAATCCTTGTCGTCTCGTACTAGGACCCCTACCTAGCTAAATCATGGCAAACATTTCTACCGCGTTTGGTTACGACGTTTACATCATCCCGCTGCTGGCATCCAACGTGGACACCGCTTTCACCGGCGTGACTGGTTCTGTTGGTGCTGGTACTGGTAATTTCATCAACACCACCTCTGTTGTGGGTGCCGGTGACACCGTCAGCTATGCCGCTGGTGCATTCACGGTTGAAACCACCGTTTATGACATGGATGGCACTGATAAGCCGGTGCGTCTGTATGGTCTGACCAACGCTGCCCTGGAAACGGACACCAACTCGGAAGATGTGGTGACCTATGACTCCACCACTGGTGGCTTCAACCTGAGCCTGCCTACCTCCAAGTCTTGGAGCATCTCGCTGGCTGGCGTGGCTGACTTCAAAGATGCTGGTTATCAAATCCTGCGTCTGGCTGAGCAGAACACCGTGGCTGACGCACTGCGCGTGAAATTCGCCCGCGTGGGCCCCACTGGCACGACCGAAGCCGTTTATGGCTATGGCACCCTGAGCGGCTACACTGAGTCGATTGAAGCCGGTTCTATCGTGTCCTGGGAAGCCACCGTGCAAGGTTACGGTGCGTATAAACTGGACCTTGATGCCAACTGATGATATTTTGATATCATACCAAAACGGGGCCTTCGGGCCCCTTTTTTTGTTGTTTTATTAGGAATTCTAGACCTAGAGATGTGCTGATTGGGTTAAATGGCCGGCGATCTGAATTTCAAAGTTAATTTTGATACAGCACAAGCCGGCGCTGAACTGCAATCGTTACTGGAAAAATTTGTTGCCGGATCGGAGTCTGCTGGCAATCGACTGAACAGAGCGCTGGGTGGCACGACTGAACGCAAAGTTGTAATTAGAACTGAAGTTGATGAAACTGGTATCAAGAAATTAACATCACAGGTCGTAACACTGCGTTCCGAGGCAGATAAATTAAAGAATGCATTTGCTACTGCAACGCGTGTAGATCGCGACAGTATTACTAGCTTACGCGGACAAATCCGTCAAGCTACGCAAGCGCGAGATGCTGTGCAGCAATTTGGTCAAGCGATTGACCTAACCAGCAGAAAACAGGTATTAAGTGCAAAGCAAACTGAAGAATATACTGCCCTAGATGCCAGGGTAAAAACCTTACAGCAGTCTTTAAAAAATCTGCAGGATGCCGATAAGGGTCTGAGCGGTCGATTAGCCGACAGTTTTGGTGAACTACTGAACAGGGGTCGCAAATTACAGGATATAGTTACTATCTTCCAGAGTGTTGGCATTGCAATAAGTGCTGTAACAGCACCAATAAAAGCTGCAACCAATGCACTGGCTGATCTTGATCAGTTCAGGTTGTCATTCCAGGCAATTGGTCAAAGTTCTAGTGCAGCGGCTGGAGCCCTGGCTGATGCTAGTCGCATTGCACTTGGACTTGGTGTCAATATCAAGACAGTCAGGGATGGCTTCCAGCAATTATCACCTGTTGTATTGAATACTGGTGGCAGTTTAGATGATGTTTCGGCAATTACCGAATCATTATCAAGCCGCTTCGCTGCGTTTGGTCTTGGCGCGGAAAAATCTCGTCGCGTCTTAAATGGCGTCATCCAGGCCTTTGGTAAAGGCAAGTTACAAGCAGAAGAATTAACGCAGCAAATATCTGAAGCTGATCCGGCATTCAAAACTGACTTTGCTAATGCATTATTTAAATCTGTAGATGCATTAAAAGCGGCTGGCGGTGAAAGCGCACAACTTGCATCAGAGCTATCAGCACTAGCAAAATCTGGGCAAAGACCAGTTGCGGCCCTTGAGGGACTGGTAAAACAGGGTAAAATAACTGCCGCTGTACTGACTGAAATCCTGCCCAAGCTTAGCAAAGCTGACATATTGTTTGGTAAATTAGGACCAACGGCTACTACTGGAGTTGAAGCATTTAAGCGAGGCCTGCTTGGCCTGGATAAAATTCCAGTTACGTTGCGTCAAGTACAAGCAAATATTGAAAATATCAATCAGTTAAACCTAGAAAAGTTTGCTAAACTTGCTGAACCATTAGTAATTGTATTCCTAGAGCTGCAGGCTGCAGTTACAGATTTCATCACTCGACTGGCTGATACTAGTGCAATCAAAGATTTAATATCAATATTATCTGCTATTGGTACTGGTATTGGCAATGTTACGAAATTTATTCTTTCTGGAATTGAAGGACTGGTTAGACTTGTAGGAATATTTACGCCATTAATTAGCTTGCTGACTAAAATTCCTGGTTTGGTTGAATTGATTGGTGCAGCATTACTGATCAAGTTTGTCAAGCCAGTTTCTGAATCTGTTGCATCAGCTAAAACTTTAATTCAGGCATTCAGGGATATCGGTAAAGCGAAAAGTGCCCTTGATAGCACTGGTGGCAATCAATTATTCGATCCAAAAAGTAGTCAGGTCGCGCAGAAATCATTATCGGAACTGAGAAAAGAGTTACAAGCTCCAGTCAGTTCTGGAACCACTAAAGCTGTCAAGGAAACATCGACAGCACTAGAGGAAACTACTAAAATTAGCAAAAAATCACTGAAAGAAGCGACTAAACTCAGGGCTACTATACAAGAACTGGGTGACGAGCGTCGAGCAATTGAAAAAGAAATTGCGGATACTCAAACTCGACAAGCAACTGCAACTGCTGAAAATGCTTCCAGGAATCAATCCATCAAGTCTATTAAATCAGAGATTTCTGAACTAGAGCGACTGCGTAATACGTCAAAAACCACGGCGCAGGGCCTCAGGAATTTTTATTTTCAACAGGAACAGGCTCAGCGTTCTGCTGCGGGTATTGGCCCTCGGGAGGCTTTTGTGCCACAAATTCCCGATTCTGCTAATTTAATAAAGCAAATCCATGAAACAGACGCGGAAACGAATAACTTAACTAAAAGAATAGAAGTATTACAAACAGAATTGAATAAACTCAATGCAATAAAAGCAAGCCCGGAAGTGAATATAGTTGGTGATCTAGACGGTCAAATAAAAACGCTAAAAGCAAGGCGTGTTGAACTGGAAAAAGAGATAAGGGATAGCGCAAAGAAATTATCACGTATTGAAGTTGGCCCTGCACAGGAAACAGTTAATATAGCTGCACCAACTAGTAACATAGAATCTGCTGATAAGTTAATAAAAGATTACAAAAATAATGCGGTAAGGTCATATATTGAAATGAAAATGGGGTCAGAGGACTATGTACGACAAGTAACGTCAGAGATAGAAGCACTGGACCGCAGGGCTAAACTATTAAAAGGCTCCAGGGGCAACCTGCCATCTCTTAATGTCGCATTGCCTGGTTCTTTTGATGTTACCGATGAGCTAAGGTCTGTTCAAAGCCAAGCCGATAAGCTGCGTAGTAGCCTAGCCCAGCTCGATGCTTCTTGGGCTCGTAGCTATAAGGGTGTCTTGGATTATGAAGATGCGCTAACCACGCTTGATTCTGGTGCAAAGTTAACAGAACAGCAATTAAGTCGCCTTGGTGCTGCTGGTGATATAGTTCAGCAAGCGGCAGTGGCAGCGGCTGCAGAAGTAGCTGGATTAACCGATGAGCAGACAAGACTCCAAGGAGTTGCTAGTAATCTGAAAACAGAATTAAGCAAGCTTAGCCTGAGTGATAATGTCAAGGCTGACGAGCTAAGAGGTCAGCTTACGGATGTCAACGGTCAGTTAGGCGATCTCGACAAGAAACTGCAAGGTTCAGCCAGTGCAGCTAATCTGCTCGCACAAGAGTCACAATTGATTGGCAGTGCGCTAGAACAAGCAGCAAAGCCAAGGCCTAAGTTGGATGGCATTACCCAAAGTCTTAAGCAGATGTCTGGGTCAAGTAATACTTTTGCTTCTAACTTTGGCAAGCTTGGCCTAGGTGTTATCAATACTGGTACCAGATTAGCGAATCTATTTAAGGGTATAGGCGCATCAATAGCTAGTCTTGGGCCACAACTTGCAGTATTTGCTGCAATATCAATTGCTGTATCTGCATTCAACAAGCAATCCGAATTGGTTAAGAATGTTCAACAACAGAACAAAGCAGAACTCGACAAGTTGAATGCTACTGTTAATGACCTGAAAGATAGCTATGGCGCGTTGACCAGTACTGCACAGCAGACTAATATAGATACTTTGATTCCTAAGTTTTCTGGCCTAGAAGTTGTTCTAATCAGTCTTGGTGGTGCGATCAAGACTGTAATTGATTTCCTTGGTGGATTATTTAACAAACTTAGTTCAGTTGCTCAGGTTGACGCTCTTACTGGTCAAGTAACAAAAGCTGGAGATGCGTTTGGTGCGTTTTTTGGTGTTCTTGGTACAACCGCTGCTGGCGCTCTGACTGGATTCTTGGTCAGTGGATTGAATCCTCTTGGTGCAGCAGTCGGCGCTGTTACTGGTCTGGTTGTAGGATTGATTGGTGTCATGAACCAATCTGGTGTTACGGTTGACCAAATAAAGCAAAAGAATGAAGAATTAAGAAAAGGATATCAGCAACAGTTTGGGGCATTGCGTGAACTCGTTACTCAAATTGATATCTACGGAAAAGCATATGATAAAGTAAAAGCCAAGAATGATGCTGGAAAAGGCAATGAACAAAGCTTAAACAATCAAATACAACTGTTCAGTAGGATAACTGCTGCTTATGGTGCGCTGGTTAACAAGTCCAGGGAGTTAAAACTTGCCCAGGATTCAACCGTTAGATCGTATGATGCAGCTTCAACTAGTCTGGTTACGCTTGATCAAAAGATAAAATCTCTGCAGGGTGAGCTTACTAAGTTAAATTCCATTAGAAGCAATCCTTATCGCGCTAAGGAAATAGAACAACAGATAGCTGGGCTTACTCAACAAAAAGCTGCAACAGCAGCCCTAAGGCAGGAACTTGCAAAAACAAGCAATACTTTAAAGGCGCAGTATGCGATCATTCAGGCGGAAATCGAAAGGCTAAGGAAAAAATTCGGGTTATTATCGCAAGAACAGCTTAAAAATGCGACTAGTGTCGATAATTTAGATGCAAAATATAAGGAATTGAAGAGCGCTTTGGAGCTGTTGGATTTTGGTACGCAGAAGCAAAAATTTAACGAAGTAGCCACCGAGATGGGTAAAGTAAAAGCCCAAATCGATCAAATTGAAAACGCAGCAAAAAGCAGGGAATTAGCTGGATATATATCTGAAGTAAAAAATCAACTTGCAAATGGCGAGATACCGACAAGTCTGGCTACTATACAAAATTTGGTTAAATCACTAGAGGAGCGATCGATTTCACTTGATATAAATTCACCTGAACTTCCAAAAGTCCTGCAAGATCTGCTTAAGGCTGAAGACTTTACCAACCGTTTGGATGGCAAAAAGGCTGAAATAACGCTAGAACTGATTGAAAGAGGACTTCAAAGCGGATCGCTGGCTAATACTTTAGCGTTAAGAGAGAAGCAACTGCAGGAACTTGGCAAGGTCAAGCAAACAACTCCTATTGGGAGCAATGAATACGAAGCTATCTTAGCCAAGGAAAAACAGCTCACTCAGGCAAAGGAAAATGATGAGAAGACTGTTGATGAATTACGTTCAGAACTAGCCCAAAAACAAATAGATAGAATTGATAATATAGTTGAAGCACAGAAAAATGCTAGCGAAAAACGCATCCAACAAATTGACAGGGAATCAAAAGCAATTGAAAAGCAGTATGATGCGCAAATCAAAGCACTAGAAGGTCAGCGTGGTCCAGCCGAACAAGAACTAGCAAAACTGCAACGAGCGGATCTGGAGGCGAAAGCTAAGCAACCGGGCCGTTCTGGACTGGAGGCCAGGGCTGAACTAGAGCGTCTTGCCAGGGAAGAGAAAGTGACGCAATTAAAAGAGGAAAAGGAGAAAAAAGTGCAGGAGCTTGCCGATCAAAGGGCCGCCATTGAGGAAACAATAACACAAAATGAATACCAGTTATTAGACACCAGAATTTCGGCTGAAAAAGAAATCGCTAAAATCAGAGGTACACAAATAGATCAAGAAATTAGCGGCCTGCAACAATCAATCAGGAACAGGGCATCCGGACAAACTGGTACAACTGGCACGACAACTGCTGTTCCTGGTGGAACACAACAATCTGTTGACCAAGCGAAGGCTGCTGGCGAGCAGGCAGGAAAGGCCTACAGTACTGGATACCAGATGTCAATTAAAGCTGCTGGGCCACCGGAGAACGATCCTAACGCAAAAGTTAAATACAACTTTCAGGATCCTGCTGTAATTGCTGCTTCCAAGGAACGCAATACGCTGCAGGAGCAGTACAATGCCCTGCTTGCCAGCACGAAGGCCCTGGAACAGCAGCAGGCCAGGACCACTCCTGGTCAACAGGATTCCAGTGTTACTGATCAAATCCTGAGCAATTATCAGCAATTAGCTGCACTGCAGGCCCAAATGGCAAGTGCTGAGCAGAATTATTCTAACTCATTACAAGCTACGAAGCAAGTTACCGGTCAAATAGTCATTACAAATCAGACATTAGCTCAACAATTTGGGCAATTATCAAATACGAAACCAGCCACTCCGGTTGACCTTTCAAAGCTAAGCGAAGCCTATCAGAAGGTAACACAGCTAAATGCTGAATACAAGAAACAGCAGGGAATTGTCAATGCACTAAAAGCGCAGACATCTTCCTCCGATCCGGCCGTACGTCAGGCTGCAATACAGCAGCTTGCTATTGAAAACACAAAACTACAAGATTTACAGACGAAACTTAATGGTGTCAAATCTGCCTATAGCAGCCTGGAAAGCACCGCTACTGGCCAAGGGCTCAGTAATTCAATTACCCCAGACAATCTAGATCAGCTCAAGACTGAAATCAAAAACTGGGCAAGCGGTTTGGATACCGTCGACCAATCTGGAAAATCGGTTAGCAGTACTCTGCAATCAACCTCGGATGTAATCTTACAGATTGCGGCTGCATCAAAACTTACAGAAGATTCGTTCAAAAACGCTGCTGGCTCCGTGGGTTCTGAAATGCTACCAGCGATACAGCAAATTGAACCTGAATTAAACAATATACAACAACAGCTTGATGATATTTTCAATAAAACATATGAAGTGGCTGTTGTCCTGAAAACTGAAAAGCAAGGACTGTGGACTGGTGGCCCTGCCACTGGCGGCACCGTCTACAAGGTGAACGAACTTGGCCAAGAAGGCTTCATGAACAAGTTTGGCCGGGTTACTCCGATCAGAAAGGCCCGTAACAGCTCCTGGAGAGCCCCTGGAGATGGCTTCGTTATCCCGGCTGATATCTACAGTCAAATGTCACAAACATCGCCTGCAGCGCCTTCTGTGGGTATTTCACCGGCAACGCCCAAGGCTCCTAGTACGGGCAATGACTCACTGCGTTCGTTGGCCAAGTTTACCGCAATGTTGGCGGCAAAAGCGATGCAACCATCTGGCGACAATGGCACGTACGAACTCTCGAAAGTTCAAGCACATCAGGCCCAGGAGATCGGAAAACTAAGCCGCGCAGTGCAAGAATTGAACGAAAAAGACTGGAACGTAAATGTTAAAGTACGAAACGACAACAGTCTTGCATACCTTAAGGCCTTAAATCACCGACTGTAATGACCGTCACAATTGGCAGTACTACGTTTGGTAACTTAACGGCCCAGCCATTCGGCTATGAAGGTACAGATGTAAAAGAAGGCATGTCTGCCAGACAATGGCAGATAAGTGGCCTGCTGAAGCCTTCTGAATGGTTGAATTTAGTCAATACGTATAATACGTGGCGCAGTACCAGGATTCAAGACACACCAACAGATGTTTCTCTGGTTGTTGGTACGACAATAGCATTCAGCGGAACAGGTCCTGGCGGCAGTAGCTGGACGAATATTGCTTGCTGGTTTTCGGAAGCGCCAGCGGCGGAAGATGCCGGTGCATTTCTGCGTGTTACGGTAACACTTGTAGATGCAAACCAGGCGCTCGAGGTAAAGCTAAAGGAAAAGGAAGCGACTGATACAGCAGAAGATCTACCCGATCTTGGCACGATTACCATCGGTGGTACGACTTTAGTCCTGACGAAACCGATGGACTCTTATGGTCCTGGTCCGACCATGGAACTTACTGCATCTGGTACGCATTTAATATCAGGAGCGCTTGTTGTTTATAAAATACGAGACGTAGAAGGAACTACTGATCTGACGGGATGGAATAATATAAGGACTTGGTATGAAGCACAAATTGTCGCAAAACCCCTTGCAACAAGTTGGTTTCCAGTTAGCATACCATCCGCAACAGCGGAACGCAAGACCATCAATGGCGTAGTTTCTGACGTTTACACTGTATCAATTCAACTGGGACAAGTATTGTAATGGCAATTGATGCAAGGGCTATATGTAGCTGCAGCCTCGGCCCCTTAGTTAGTGCATCAATAAGTGACGATTATATCCAAGGCTCTGGTTTGATTAAAGTTACTGGAAATTGTGTAATCGATGACTTGATTACACCAGATCCGGGTACTATCGTAACTTTTACGTATACCAAGAAATCCACAACTGGTGCAAGTATAACTCGAACTGTTCCACGCAAATTGCGAGTCCTCAGTTCTTTCGCTGACCCTTATCGTAGAACAACATCCGTCCAACTAGGTTGCAAGTTAACTTATAATTCTAACCTGAAAGAGGCGTATACGTGGGATGCGTTTGATGATCCTTTGAATGCAGAGGAAGATCCAGCAGATGAAGCTATTGTGATAATCCCGATCAGTGCCGCCAGCGTAGCTGCTGAATGCTGCTTAAAGCTCGGAATAGGTGGTGCGCCGGCATTATCCAACAAATTTAGTGTCGCAACTTTTGATTACAGCCCAGGCTATGTAGCTGTTCTTAGCGATCTGATGGTATCAGAATGTAAGTATGGATATCTGGATATGAACGAGAACTTGGTTGTAAAAAGTCTTAATTCATCCTTGGGAACTGTACCAGTTATAACCAATTCTCAGATAATTGATATTTCAGAAATCAATTCTGGCGAGCTACCTGGTGAGTCTGTTGTTGTAAATTATAATACACTAAGGCTGAAGGATCCAGAGCAAGATGATGAGAATGCTGCCAGTGAGGGGCAATGGGAATACGAGGAAACAACTGGCACTATGGAGTATACAACAATTACAGCGAAAGGTTTAAACGATGAAGTACTAGAGTATCAATATTCAAATCTGCCAATTACTAAAACATACACGACATATGATGATTGGGACAGGGTTATAAGCCGTATAGAACTTCAGCCAGAAGTAAGAGGGGCATTTCTGTTCAGTAGTTATATATCTGAATATCTTGCATTTGGTGCATCTAAAAATGATCAATATCAGCAAGTCAATGCAAGGAATATTGCTGGTGCATTGTTTGACTTGAATACTAAAACTACTATTACCTATGTAATGCCAGCCGTTGGCACCAAGCCAGACGAAGGTTATGACGAGGTATATCAAGAAATAGTAGAAAAACAAGAATACAATTTAAGTGTTCATGGCGCTTGTAGCGTAAATTATATAGATAACCAGGGAAATTTTGACAGCCAAAGCATATATCCAATGACTACAGAAAAGACGGTTACTACTTACGAAAAAACTACTAAGTATGTCGAGTGGGACATTAATAACTTTTACTATGCTTATCAGTCGTCCATACCTGTTAATACTTCTTCGTACTTTACTGATGTAACAAAGACAGTTGTCCAAAAAACAGCAGCTTATGGCTATACACCATTAGGGCAAGCCGATATAAGTAAGCGCAATGATCAGGGCATCGAAGCTCCCAAAAGTTATAGCAATATTCTGAATATGGTCGATGCTGGCACCGAAACTAGAATAACTTCAGGCAGAGAAGTTGGTCTGCAATCAAGGCCAGATTCCTCTACGCTTGTTGCTGCAACAACAAGTGATAATGGTGATCCCAACAATGGCTACAGCACCCCAAGCATGAGTCAAATTGAACTTGCACTTGGATCGGTGGCAGATACAGCTAATCGTGTAGAATTTACCATGCCATATGCTCCAGATGATATATTTATTAAAATAGGCGTAGAGCCAAATCAAACCTATTCATCGCTTAAAAGCGATGCCAGCTCCAAGGCAAATGCGTTCGGCAGAGTTCAAAATGAATTACTGCTTGGCAACAGGTATGGCATGAATATTCAAACATTGCCAGAATATATACCATTAAACCCATTCTCTGGATTCGTCGTAGAGGCAGCAGGTTATCAAGTGGCATATCGAGTCAATGGATTAACTTGGACGATGGATGCAAATGGTGTCATCGTATCTACGGATGGATTGTTCAGAGGCGGTATTGGTGGCACCGGTAATGCATGGTTCCCAGTGGCCCCTGGTGTCGTGAATTTACCAACTACTTTACCAACGTCTAATAGTGCTCCAGTCCAATACATTGGGTCTTTACCCAATGTAAATGTAGGCTAGGAGGTAAATAAGTTATGGCAGCACCAGTTTTCCAGGCCGTAGGAACGCAGTTTGCGGCAACCAACGCGACAACTGCTACGTGGCCAACGCACCAAACTGGTGACATCGGGGTCCTCGTTGTTGAAATTGACGGTCTAGGCACTGCGATTACTATAAGTGGTTGGACCAGTCAAACAAATGCAGGTGACAATACGGTAGGGAGTAAATTACAGGTTTTGTGGAAGCGGGCAGCCAGCGCCGCCGAACCTGCGGTATCTATACCCGATACCGGCGACCACCAAATTGGGGCTATTTTTACATTTAGGGGTTGTAGGGCTTCTGGTAATCCATTCTTTGGTACGCAAACTTCATCTTTAATACTTAGTAACGCTGGCTCCGTTACTTGGCCAACTCTTACTACAACAGAAAATGATCTTTTAGTGCTGCTAATTGCGACTAGAAATAATGATAATGCTAGTACTACTTTCTTTGGAGTAGCTCAACCTGGTACTGGCGCTGCTCTTACTGGTGTTGCAGAAGCAGGTGAAATAGGTGCCATTTCCGGTAATGGTGGTGGAGCTACTGTTCAGTACGGAACTTTAGCGCTTGCTGGTTCCACTGGAACCTATACTTCAACTGTTACGACGGGTGGTGTAGCTCACGTAATGGCCACTATGGCCCTGCTGGGTCCTGTTGGTGTTACTGGCGAAAAAGGCGCATTCAGCGTTGTCGGCAAAGATGCAACTTTCAAGAGAAGTTACAGTGTTTTAGCTGCAACTGGCAGTTATGCTGTCGCGGGAAAGAATGCAAACCTCAAAAAGGGCTGGCTCGTATCGGCTGGAACGGGCTCATTCTTGGTCGCCGGAAAGAATGCAACTTTCAAGAAATCGTATTCACTGCTATCCAGTAAGGGTTCGTTCTTAGTTTCAGGAAACCCTGTTACCGTTAGGACAATCAGGGCCCAGGCTGGCAGCTTTACCGTAGCTGGTAAAAATGCTAACTTCAAGAAAAATTCTGTATTTCCTGTTAGCGCTGGCAGCTTTAACATAGCAGGCAAGAATGCTTCATTTGTCAAGGGCAGGGCATTTATTGTTGGGCCTGGTTCGTATACAGTTAATGGCAAAAACGCCATACTTATTCGAACTATTGATCCTCAAAACAATTTAAACAATAACTTCCCAGATGCGCAACCTGGAGATGGCGTGGTTGATCAAAATACTGGAGATGTATGGATATATAATGGCACTTTATGGGTTAATTCTGGACCTAATCCTGGTACAACTATTGAAGCAAGCAGACAAATACCAGTCTATAACGAAACCTTGCTTTGCACATGTATAACTGGCATCAGTTTTGGTTCAAAAAGCCTTGCGTATAAACTGGATCTAGATCCTGTAATACTTGAACCATCTATAGTAACCACTAGTATTTCTGTATCGGTGTTGAATGCTGTGTATGCGCCACCGAACAGTGGCAGAATTACCTTATCTTACAATACACCAAGTATCAGGAAAGGCACAGCGGTTTTTGGTAAATCTTACAATATAGCTATAAATAGTTTTGCTCCAACCGTTACGGCTTCTAGCGGTGTTGGAGTACCTGCTGCAAGTATAACTATCAATGCTTTTGCCGGATCGATCGCATCTCAGACAAAAACGATAGGCATGCCGAGTGCTGTTGCTGTAAATATTACCACTGGAACACCTACGTTGATAAATATTAGTGATCCATACTGGAGCAATGTTGTTTTATTGCTTAGGACGGAAGGTTCTTCGTTTGCTACCAATCCATCCGGTAGATATTTTGCTGATGCTGGACCATACAACCTGACAATAAGAACAACCGCAAAAGACTCGCTCGATTATACAAAACAAAACGTTCTTTATAGCAGCACGCGTGTTAAGTATGGTGCAAATTCTGCACTTTTCTGGGACGCAAGTTCGCTGTTGAAAATTGAAGCAAACTCTAACACTGTTATTGGTACCAGTCCATTTACGGTCGAGTTATGGATATATCTCACTTCTCTTGGTAGCACAAATCAAACAATTATTGGTGAAACAAACCTAAGTAATGGTGGAGAGCTGGTAATATACTTCAACCAGACATTGATAGGTGTCGGGAAAGCTGATACAAGTGAAGGGTTTACCACTATTCATAATGGTTCTTTAACTGTAGGAGCCTGGCATCATCTAGCGGTTGTCAGGGATACATCTAGCAATGCTTACGTTTTCCTGAATGGTATTCTTAAGTCTAGTCCAATCCAACTGCTATCAGATTTCTCTTCAACAGAAGGAAACCAGGGTAAGTTAACAGTAATTGGTGGCGATGGAACTAATGGTGGTACACTTAGGGGCTTTGTAGAAGACCTCAGAATTACAAAAGCTGCAAGGTATACCAGTAACTTTACTGTGCCATCGGAGCAGTTTGAGGGTAAGGATATTACTCCTGTCGTTACAGAACCCAGTGATATACCATATTCTGCTGTCAAATTATTGATTCATGGATCTGGATCAATTGCAGATTCCAGCTCCAGCGGTACATCGATAACGGCAACTGGTGTCAGCATTAATACAACTGTCCAGGATCCATTTGGCTTTACGTCTGGCGTACTAAGTTTTGGCGGTACCAGCAGTTATCTAATATTTGGCTCAAATACTGGCCTAGTATTCGGTACTGATCCATTCTGTCTTGAGTTCTGGGTTTATTTAACATCTGCATATTCGGCTAATATATTTGCTCCCTTTGCTAATAGTACTACAAATACTGGACTGCCTAGTATTAGGATGTTCTGTGATTCAAACGGCTATGGCACTGAAACTATTTTTGACATATTGAAGACTTCGTGCTGCCCGACGGTACTGAATACATGGCATCACATTGCTTTTACCAGGGATTCGCTTGGTGAAGGACGTGTATTTGTAGACGGCAAGCTGGTTGATTATCCGGAATTTCTAGCGAACTACTTGGCTGGATATTATTGGACTGGTAATGGTAAAACATCCTTTGACACGCAAATCAACAGCATAAACAAACTTGCTGCCGGTGATCCATATTACGATAACGTCGTACTGAGAGTTAACTTCGATAGATATAATCCAGCAAATGGAGTTTACTACGAAGATGAAGCTGATCCCGTTAGTGCTGTTTTATGGACATATCAATTTGGCTCCGGTGTCATCAGTACGGCCGACAGTAAGTATGGCGGAGCATCTTACTATAATGGTGATTTAACCCTTTCTGGGGCAAAAGTACAAAGTAGTGCTTACTTTAATACTGGCGCAACCAGATTCAACCTTGGGGTTCAGTACGGTGGCGAGACAGTAGTCAAGCCAACAACAATAGAGGCATTCATAAAACCAACTGCCAATCCAATTTCTGATGGTCAATGGCTAGAGTACTGCGTCGTTGGTAGGGCTAGTGATTATAATCTACATGTATATCCAACTGCAAGCGGAGTTGGTAGTTACATCAGTGTATGGAACGATGCTAGTTTCTTCTATACTGGTGGCGCCAGTCCCGGACCGGCTGAAATTAAAATATATCCACCAGCGCCTGGTATCACGCTGAATCAATGGCACCATGTAGCCATTACAACCGACAGCAGCGGCAATATGTTCTTCTGGCTAAATGGGGCACAGGTCGGCTGGGTTGTTAAATCTTGGTCCGCGGGTACTGGCGACAATAGCAGTACAGCCCCTGTTATTGAAATAGGCGGCATCCGTAGATCTAGTTTTGGAACACCTCTTAATTGCTTTAAGGGATATATTGATGGCGTTAGGATAACGAACGGCAAGATTGTCAGTGGAGGCTGGACCCCTGGGGTGACAAGATACACGGGTGTCGCGGGCCAGCAGACTGGTGGAACTTATACAATTCCTACATACGAGAGCATGTATTCTAACCTCGCCGGATCTTCTCCAGGCCTTAATGGATACATGTGTGAAGTCAGGGTAACTAAGGGATACGCCAGATATGTTGCTGATTTTGATGTGCCAAATGGAAGGTATCCGAATACAGAAAAGCTAGGTGTAATGGTATTAAAGACAATAAAAGTTACTGTATCGGCTATTACGCCCGAATATATTGGTTCCAGACCGGTGTTTGGATCGGTTCAGCATTATCAATCACTAAATGGTGAAAATATTACAATTACTTGGCCATCGGATGCCAGTACTTATGATGTCGGATTGCTCGTTATCGCATTGGAAGGAAATGCTGACACGGTCCCAACAATGCCGACTACAACCTATCCGGTATGGAATAGTGCTATTACTGGTGGGAAATTTTCAACTTCGCAAATTGCATCAATCAATAATGGCGCCGATAGCGATAGTTCTATTGTGGCTGCATGGTGGACTAAATTAACTGGCGGATATCCAACCGCCAATCCATCTTTTACAATATCTGGTTCTCCGTCAACCGCTACGCGTCTACCAATAGCTAACATATCTACTATTTACGGTTCTCCAAATACATTTGTATCCGTAAATGGAAGTGGTAATTTCTATACCGATGCTGCAAACCCATCAAATACTATATCGTTTCAAACTGATGTTAACAACAAAGCAACAGTATTTGGTTGTACATTAGATAAAAGTGCTGGAAACTGGTACGATTCGCTGCCGTCAAGCGCAACTGCTACTTTTACACTTAAATATGCACTATGCGATGCTGACGGATCTTTAAATAATGGATACGTTCAAGGCCCAATTGCTCCAATAAATACAGGTAATAATATTACTTTTACGGTGCAAATTGGTGTATATAACACTAGTACAAGCACATTTACTCCTGTATTTACAGGTCCCAGCTTAACTACTACTTTAACACTTTCTTGGACTCAGGTATCGTATCAAATTAATACAAGTTTACTGGTTCCATATGCATCAAGTCCTTACAGGCTTGCCATGGGAGTAAATGCAGCAGCCAGTGGCGGTAGTCCCAATACCAGGAGATCATTGGCAGTTTGCTATTATAATGCAACATGGCCGCTTGGTATTTCAAAGGTGGCTGCCAGCTTTGTTACAATCAAGAATACAAGCACTCATCCCAGTGGTGATCCATTTCAGCTTGCTATAGAAGATACCGCTACTAATATCACGGCAAGAAGTGGAAGCCAGAGAATATGTCCTGTTTATAGTACTGTAACGACGCCAACTAATACTTGCCAAAGCCCGGCTTCCTTTTCTGAGCAAAAGGCGTGCGTAAATCTTGCATGTTTTATTACACCACTTGGATCAAACTCGGATATCTTTTCTAACGATGCCACATGCTCCAGCTTGACTGGTATAACAAAGACAACAGCAGGTGGTGTCAATGATGCGTCCAGCAATCTTGGCAGCACAATTCAGTTTGTGTACGGCAGTACGAATAAATTTGGCGATTTAGCTCCAATCACAATAACAAAGTCAGCCAGTACAAAATATATATCACTTAGCTGGGTCTTTGAGAACAATAAAACTGATGCGTATACGAACTATATTTATGCGAGAATTTCTGGCGCCGATGGTGAGCCACTTAACGAAACCTACTGGGCTGCGTACAAGACATTCCTGCTCAATCTTCTTGTATATAATGGGTGCAGTCTTGTTTATAATTTTGGTGGAGCAAAGTACTATTCATCATGCATGTTTGCTACTACCTGTGGAATAAAAATCATTGGTAGCACTCAATACTATATCACCAATAGCAGTCAAACATGGTATCAGAAAACTGAATTAACCGCAACCAACTTTGAAAATGATCAATACAGTAGAACAACTGGCTTAAGGGGAAGTCCTTCAAGGGGTTCATATATTGCAATGCCAAGCGCAGGCACGCATTGGTGGTTAATAAGTGATGTTACGCCAGCTACGACGATTACTACATACGCTCGCAGAGGCGAAATAATATACGGAAATAGCCCAAGTGGATACGCTCACACGGAATGGGCTATTGAGCAGGACGACTTGGGGTGGAGTTACACACCATGGGACTATAATGCTTCGACTGGAGGTATTGATGGATATCGATACAATAACTATGGTGTTGCTGGTCCCGGAACGGAATTCGTTGGATTTAGTGGCGCATATTTTAACAATCCTTATTACTGGTGGATCGAGGGCACATGGAATTCACTAACTAGCTCTGGGTTAAGTTCTTCGCTTACTGGTACTCCTTACCTGTTTGCCAGTCCAGGTACTACTGGGATGACAAACTTCTCAAATGCTAAGGTATTTTGTGGCGTACATGTATATATGAATAGCTCTAGCCAGGCTAGTGTGATCAAAAGCTATATGGATACATTTTACAATAGTGTAAAAGATTTACAGATATAATTAGGCAACCTAGGCACAGATCGTGCCTATTTCATATAAAACCAAGTAATGGCAGATCCCCAGCAAACATTAAACAATGCCTTTCCTGGAGCAGAAACTGGAGATGCCGTTGTTGACGAACTCACTAACGATGTATGGGTTTACGATGGCAGTTTATGGATAAATAATGGAGGAAATCCAGGCGAATATTTAGTAGATCCAACACCGATTCCGACACATAACGAAACATTGCTGGTTACATGTATAATGTCAACCGGCTTCAGTTCAAAAAGCCTAAATTATGGGCTTCAATTACTTTCTGAATTAAATCCAATATCGTTTGGTATTGGTCTGCAGGTCAGCCCAATATCTGTAAAGATAGATATGTCTGGCGAAACAAAAGAATTCGAGATTGTAGCAGATCATCCAGATGTCAGGACAGGAATAGCTGTATTTGTGCCATTAAATAAGGTAATAGCAGTAGTCGCAATACCGCCAGCGGATATCAAGGCTAGCGTACAAGTTCAAGCTGTTATCAGCATAGCAGTTAGCGCTAATTCACCGTATATTTATACGGCTGTCAACTGTCTGAGTAAAGTAATATCAGTAAGTGCAAATGTGCCGTATATTTCGACACCGGTTAACGCTACGATTGTTAATATTGCAATCAGTCCGCATACCCCCATTGACATAGGATCTGTTCTCTCAATACTTACGACTAGCATAGGTATTCAACCGTTAACGCCATATCGAGTTGGACAAGGCATGCCTAGTGCAAAAGTGTATTTATATGGATTGCAGCCAAGCATCAGAACTGGTCTTGTTGTACCGAAGACAGACGTATTAATTATTGCTAATTTACCGACAATTGGTTCTCGTTTAGTTGCAAACACGATTGCTGTTTCTGTGCAATCAGCTATTCCTACGATATCAGCGATACCAGGTATTGATATTCAGTGGCCGGCCGTATCGATACTGATAAATACTGATACTGTTGGCAATGGTACTATGACCAATAAGTCAACCAATTGGTGGTTTGGTCTTACCGGAAATCACGATTTATGGGTTGAATGGCCAAGTATTTTATGCCAGAATTCAATCACAAGGTTTAATTCAGTATGTATGCAACTGAGATCAGCTAGCGTAACTGGGATAGTTACTAGACCATACTATGCTATGGATAATATACTTGCAAGTTCAAATCAAAACTGGACAATAGATTTCTGGTTTAGAGCTGATACCACCTCGTTTAGTGCTACAAATGATAGAATAATTTTTGGTAGCCAGTACACGCCAGTCAGTACTGCCTATGAGCACTTTACTTGCAGCATATTAGGCCCAACTACTGGTGCAACCCTTAGATTTAGAATGGCATTACGCAGTCCTAGCACAGGCACTTATTCGCAAGCCGTTTTTACATCTACAGCCAATGCGATTGTTCCTAATACGTGGTATCATGTTGTCATTGATTGTCTTTATATTTCCGATTCGCTAGTTAGTGGTAATACTAGTTCCAACTGTAATTACAGAATTGGCATTAATGGCAACTGGGGACCTACCTATACAAACCCTTCTGGGACGGAAGTTACTAATACCTATTGGAATACAATTGTTTTTGGCCACTCAAATTACTCAAATGTAACAACAACAAACGAATTTACTGGTTATATAGATGATTTCAGGGTTTCCGCTAGGCCGAGGTGGATTGGTTATGGAAATACTGACACTTATCTAAATGTTCCCACTAGCGCTACCTATTGGCGTGGACTTAGGAGGTTCCCAGGCGACATAGGCACTCCGTATGATGTACCAACGCGTGCGGCACCAAGGATTGCACCACAGAATGAAACATTCAGATGGTGGATGAATGTAAGGAAAAATCAAGCATCAAACCAAAGTGTTTGGTGGTATACCCATTATTCGGATAGGCCATCGATTCCTCTGGCTATAGATCAATTTGTAAGGGATTGCAAGAATGATAATATTTGGGATTCTATAAGCTATTGCGTACCATTTCTGGAAAGTTTAAGTTACTCAAATGGCTCTTCGTGGTACCCGCTAAAGGACCCCAGTCTTCCATATGGTGAGCCAGGCCTGCAAACTACGGGTTACAATATAGCAAGTTACGATAGATACAGGGGAATAACTGGAAATGGTACAAGCACTTATATAAGTTGTGCGTTTAATAGCACAAGTCAAAATAATAATCACTACGCTGTTTATACTACTGCCATAGGTACTGGACCACTGTTAAGCCAAGGGTTTACAGAAATTGGTGAATCCTACATGGATATAGTGCCAGGTCTTGGTGGCACGCGCCATACGAATAAACATGGATCACTAGCTACAAGTGGATCTGATGCGATGAACATATCGGATGGATTTTTTGGAATGTCAAGAAACAATTCCGAGAACTATTCTATAAGAGTACCAGGTTTCAGCGGTACCAGGACACTGAAATCGCTTAGCAGTTCTACGCCGGATCCTTTTTATATTCTTGCTAGATACGGCAATACTGGAGCACTTGACGCGTACGCAAGTCATCGAATCAGTATATTTACCTGCGGAACATCAATAGACCTAGAAAAACTAGAGAAGAATATGACTGCGTTGAAAACAAGACTGGACCTCATCTATGGACTCTGATTGGCATACTATCCCAGATAGTTCTCATTACGCAAGTGGCTGTTACAGTTAGTGTTTACAACCAGGCAGCTAGCTTATTTGCGCAAGGCGCAATGAATAGCGCTGGTACGTTTACCCAACCGGAGACTGCTGATACTTTTAAAGTTGCACTTTATACCAACAGCCCTGCTACAACGCCGACGCTAAGTGACGTAAATATGTCATCTTTGACCGGCACGTACACGGAAGTTTCGAATGGCGGCTATACTGCTGGCGGCAAGACTCTTACTGGGGTTACCGTAACGCAATCTAGCAACGATGCGACGTTTGATGCTGACGATCCGAGCTGGACTGCTGTCACCAACCCGATCAGCGCAACTTATGCTATTTTGTATCGTGCCTCTAAAACGGGTGATCTCGTAAACAGGCCACTGCTGTTTATTGATTTTGGTCAAACAGAGACGGCAGCAGCGGCAACGGACTTCAAAATTGTTTGGGCCACTAGTGGAATCTTCAGTTTTGTGGTAACCTGATTACAGTTTTAACTATCTGGGTATAAAATAATGACAATTATCGCCAATATCAGCACAAAAGAACTGAAGCGAGTTGCCGCAGAAGCGTACGAAGGTAAGACGCTTGCTGTTATTTTGTGCAATGTTGGGCTAACAAATTATTCAGAAGAAAGCACGATTGTTAACTGGCAATCAGTTGAGCTGGCAAATACTAATGGTTATGCTGCATTCAGTCAAACCATAGGTGTTGGCACGTATGATTCCGTAAATGGAAGGTATCAGTTGCCAGTAATTGATGCAGCCTTTACAGCCAATGGCGGTGCCTTGAATTATGATCGGGTTGTTTTGTATATTGATGACGGTATAGCTACATATCCTCATTCAATCATAGTTGAATCGCCTAATATTATCCTGCAAGATGGGCAAACGCAAACATATAGGATTGATCTAAACACTGATACATTTTAATAATGGCCATCAGTATTAATATCAACCTCAATCTTAGCGGATTGAGTAATACTGCCCTGCGTAATGCTCTTGAAAACAGGATAAATGCCCTTACGAGAGAAAGTTATAACAAACTTTCTAAAGAATTACTAAAACAAGGCCGTGATCAGCTCGCTTCAAGCAGCAAAAGTGCGTCTGGACTGAATACGCTAGGTGGTCCATATCGTCCAAGAAGATTCCAAAAATCTGGAGGTCCTTTTACGGTTAACAAGGTGCCGTGGGGTAAGTTTTGGTATGCACAAGTAAAAGACGAAACCACGAAAAAGGCTAGGGTATATCTTGGTTGTGGTAATGGGACAAAGGTACTAGAAGTTAATTACGATTTCCTATTTAGCTACCAAAGGCTAGAGAATATTACGGAAGATACAGTGCAAAATGGAATAAATGATATCGTTCCGGATTGGGTTGGCGGCGGCAATCAACTGCTAAAAAATACAGATTTTCCTCCTGGGACCTTCTTGCCACCATCGGCAAGGTTCGCGGCTGGTAACAGTACAAGGGGTTATATTTATACTCGCAACGGGAATCAGTGGGTATATTTGCCTATGTTCACGGAGCTTTCATTGTTAAATACTGGTCCATTCTGGCTGGGCCAGCATTTGCTATATGACTACACTAAACACTATTTCAAACTCGAGCATCTCGTTTTACCATATAAGGAAGACAGGGCCGTTATTGTTGTATATGGATCGAATGTAATACAGCAAAGAAAAATCGACATGGTTCGATCAATCTTTGCGGGCGGTGACAAGGGGAATGTATCAACCAAGCAAATCATAATGCATAGCCCATTTCGCTATAGTATAACGCAGAATGATCCCACTCATGAGTATGTTGTTGGCAAAAAATCACCTAGCTTTACTGTGACTGGCATCTCAGCTAGGATGGCTCCCTATCCGAATGGTTCACTGAGCCAATTTGACGAAAATCAGACAATAAGATTTCAGATAATGGCTGGACCAGAAGTTGGGCCATATTATGCTAATGGGGCCATATCGGCAGAATCCCTTGCAGTAAGCCAACAACTTCAGACGGAACCGGTTCCAGAATGGTACAAAGATTGCTATGCAGTTACACCGATTTTAACAGTAACAACTGTTCCCGTTAACCCATCAGGCGATTCTCCTGATGATCATGGATATGACCTTGATGATATATTTAGTTTTAATATTGTGAATGGAGGTTCGACAGCGCCAAGGGTATACAGAAGTCGGGCATCTCTTTATGGATATCAGCCTGGTGAAACATTCACTCAACCTGAGAATGGTCATTATATATTCATTCGCATTCATTCGGTTAGGGATAAGTTTGGTGAAGATATCTACCCAATACAAGATACAAGTGGCTATAGCTACAATCGGGATTATCATCAGTGTTTATTTATTGATATTGCTACAACCGATGATGGCACGGTTGGACCAACAGATGCATCGGCCACTAGTTTCTATGATGCATGTGATGTAATAGATAACAGATTCCAGCAAGATGTTCATGTCGATGCGGATGAAGAACCCCTTGTTAAGTGCTTCCTGGTATCTGACACGGCAATAAAACAAATAAGCACACCTTCTGCCGTTAAAGATAGGGTGATTCCTAGAGTTATCGGCACGCGAACACAAACAAATCAAACAATTGACGAAGGAGGAAATCAGCCAATACCCGAGAACTTTATAGTTGCACAAACGACGACAGGAATACTTAACTGGGCATGTGGATCCGATGCTCTTGACACAGAACAATATGGACCACAGGTAACATGCTCAGCATTTAGCAGACAACCAGTTAACAAAATTTATATATCTGAAAACTTTACTTCGCCAATATATCCATCGTGGACGGCAGGAACCAATTCTGGTATCAGTAATCATATTTCGTATGCGCAGAATAATGCCGACAGGCCAATAACAACTGGCTATAAAAATGCCGATAGGATAACAATGAAGAAGCGAACAGTTAATACGTACTACCAGACTGCGGACATATTCAACGCAAAAGACTTGAATTTATCGCTAGAAGTTGATAAAAACTACGTAATCTCATTCTATTGTAAATGGGCTGGCACGGGGGAAGTGGAGCCATCCTACCCTGGCGAAGTCGTTGACAATAGCAAAGATGCAATTCTAGGAAGAACATTCTTCACATTACAACATATAAATGAAAGTGGCCTGGTAGACGAAAGAGTAGTATCAAAGCTTGGATTTGAATGGACAAGGCAGTCACTTATGTTCAAATATACCGGCAAACAGGATACAATCAGAATTTCCAATTGGAATAATTCTGAATACGCGGATCTTGACATTCATTTATGGGGGTGTCAACTCGAGGAATTCACTGGTCAATTGCAAGCTGAGAATTCACAAGAAGGGCCGTCTGAATACCAAAAAAGAGGACCATTTACTCAGGTTTACTATACTGGAATATATCCAGATTATTACGCAAGAAAGCAAAACCTTGCTTATCCTGTTTTCAGTGTAGATTCTGTACCAATTTATCAATATATAAGACCGGAAATAGGTGGATACACATATGAGGACTTTCCTATCGACCTAGGTATTAAAGGACAGGAATATAACTGGATAGATGCCGCTACGTGGCGTAATTTTGATCCACAGGCGGGCGATTACATCAATCCTATAGATGCTCCGTTTTCAAAATGGAGTCCAGTGATATATGATGTAATATTTAACGATACCTATCCTGGAGATGGGACCGGTACTTCAAGGGGTGACTATAATGCGCCTACTTTCGATGTTGGCCCCAAGAGTGGTGAAAGGAATGCGGAGAATGAAATAACCAAAACGTCGCTAAATTATAAGCCAACAGATTACGAATCGAATCCACCATATGATGCTATTATTCAGGCAATGACTGAGGGTACAGAATTGCCAGACGGCACCCTCAAAAAGGGGCAGAGGACGGCAAGACTGTTTACGCAAAGTGATAACGCAATTTATGGTCCCTTTAAAACTGTAAAGACACAATCAATCAACTTGGATACAGTAGATGAATTTGAAGAAATAAACAAGAAAAAATTCAGAAACAGGTACAACTGGTCACTTGATTCACAGCAAATGAGGCTGTGCCAGTTTACTGATTTCAATAGGGCTGCAGAAAACAAGCAAAGACTGTTAGAACTTGGATTTACAGAATTAGACCTGAAGTTCTAGGCAAATTTATGGTATAATTATAATAAACACCAATGAACAACGCCGCTAACGCAGACGAATTGGTATCCAATGCTCAGTTGCAATCAACGGTAAACAGATCTGCGTTTATACAAAAACAGAATTTTAATAAACTTTTAGAGGCAGGAATTCGTTCCCTCAAGACTAACAGCAAAGCCTCCAAGGCTTTCTACTGAGGAAATAAATGGAATTGATTCAACAGCCATGCATCATTGGTCGAACCAGGGACAATATTCCAGAAGTTCGTTCTCATCCAGTGCTTGAAAAACTTGGCATAGAAAAAATTGACGACAACATCCAGGTTGACGAAGGAAATAGGCAATCTATCGGGCAACTTAAGGCGTGACGCCTAGCAACAATGTCCGAAGAAAATCAGTCGACACTTGAGACGAGTGCCACCAACCAAGAAGAACAGAATACTGCTGATTCTAATGGTAATAATCGGAATTATTCCGAAGAAGAAGTTCAAAACTTGCTGAAAGCGCTAAAGTCTGAGCGTGAAGCCCGTAAAGTATACGAAAAGGAAGTAAAGGAGAAGGCAGCACTTCTTGAAAAGTTTGCTGATATTCAACCCGATGAATATCGCAAGCTGCAAGAAGAAGTGGCAACTTCTGCACGCGAAAAAGCCGCTGTCGAAGAGCGTACTGCACTGTTGGAAGAGAAATACGGTGCGCAGACTGCAGAAGCAATCAAGGCACGCGAATCTGCTACGCGTGAACTGCTTGAATTCCGTAAGCGTTATGCGCTGGAAAAAGTCTTCTTCGCAGCCGGTGGTCGAACCGATTCTGCTGACGGTGTATCGTTCTTCGATATGCTCGCTACTCAGATCGGTGGACAATTCCGACTCGAAAACGATGGCAGTATTACTGTCGTTGACAATGCTGGCGATCCTATTCTGGACAAGGAATCTGGTCGACGCATTAACCCTGAAGACTACCTGGGTCAGTTTAAATCGCACCCGATTTATGGCACCTTCTTCAAGGGTAATAAAGGTTCCGGCGCTGGTATCGGCTATGGCGGTACCGACAGCAATGGCATCACTTCGGAAGACCTGATGGGTCTTACTCGCGAAGAACTGTTCCAGCGTGCGTTTGGCTGATTATCACCGCAAAATACGTATTATTTAGCCCGTAAAATACTCATTGGCCAGCTTTTGCTGGCCATTTCTATAATTTCGGTATTATAAGTTTGAGTACCCAGCCCTGAGTTGGTTGTGATGACCTATCGGGGAGGGTCTAGCGCCAATGGATGAGACATCCTGGGGCGATTTACCTTTCCTGTCCAACGTTCATCTAACCCATTTAGGACCATGGCTTTAACCCTTGCTGAAGCT